GGTGGCGGTGGTTGCGGCGGAGCCGGAGCCGGAGCCGGAGGTTGAGCCGGAGCCGGAGGTTGTGGTGGCGGTGGTTGCGGCGGAGCCGGAGGTTGAGCCGGAGCCGGAGGTTGTGGTGGCGATGGTTGCGGTGGCGGTGGTTGCGGTGGCGGTGGTTGCGGCGGAGCCGGAGGTTGAGCCGGAGGTTGAGCCGGAGCCGGAGCCGGAGGTTGTGGGCCATGACCGCGAGCCGGAGGCGGAGGTGAACCCGAAGCTGGACTTGCAGGCGGTGGTTGCGGTGGCGTGCGAAGCCAGGGGTGCAGACCGGATGCTGGTGGCGTTGATCTAGATGCTGGTGGTAGTGTTTGAGATGTATTTATACAGGTTCCATTATATTTCCAATCACCATTAATATTTTTAAATTCTATATGTCCGTTTTCATCTGAATGTGTTGGTTCATATCCATGAATACATTTACAACCAGTTGGATGATTATCTAGTCGACCACCTTCAGGCGACGATCCATCTGCACCAATTGTAGTCCCATATAATAGAACATTTTCTAATGGAATTGAATTATTTGGACAATTATGTTCAGGAATTACACAACAATCATTTTCTATATGATTTTCATTTATCTTACTATATGTATGAGCTTCATTTACTACTGGTTCCAATAAATTAGAATATTGATTACCATTAATATAATATAGTTCATTTTCACAATTTAAATTATCTACATTTAAACATGAATTATGAATTATTGAATCTGGAAACTTAATTGGATACATAGAAGATATATCTATAGAAATTTCAAAATCTTTATTTGTATTATCATTTTGACTACCAACAACAAAACGTTCAATTTGTTCTGGAAGATTATCAATCAATATTTTACAATCATTTGCATTTTGACATTCATTTGGAAATAATATTTGACTCAATGTATACTCATTATTATCACATGTATCTCCATTTTCAGCACCGTGTTGACCACAATATAAAGGATTTTTATCTGTTGGGATATATTTTTCTTTAATTTTAAATAATTTATTATCTGTCCCAGGAAGTGGTTCATTTTTATTAAAATATGAAATACAACAATTTGTAAGATTTTCCATTTGTTTAGTATTAATATTAATAGATTGTGAACTATTATTTGGTGATAAATGTAAATATGCCCATTTATCAAGTTCATCTACTGGTTTTGCATCTGGATTTTGTATTTGTGGAATATAAATAAATAATGGTAATTCTTTGTTATGTAATTCATTTATTTTTTCTATTGAGTAATTATCACCTGTATGGTTTTTATACTCTAAAGCATGATTAGATTTTATTTTTAATTGTTTATATGAATTTAATTCCATACTAGGATATTTAAAATATATATTTGATCCATTATATTCTATATTATTTAAACTATTTTTGAGTGTGTAATTTGGCGATACAGCAGCTGGTAACCATTTATTTTGATTTGTATTATATATATCTAGATAATCATGATAATCATTATCAATACGTACATATAAAGTTAACCAATTTGTATTATATTCATCTATTTTATTTATATTTCTTTCTTTTAATACGTTTTTTATCCTTAAATCATATATACCATTATTAGAATGTATTTTTAATTCAATTTGTTTATATTCTGGATTACAATCATTATCAATAGATTCATTACAACAGCATATATCAAAATCAATAGAAGATAAATCAGTTACATCACATTCAAATTCAGAACATGATATATTACTATTTGCTATATTTTCTATATATCCAAGTGGACAATTTGGTGTTCCATCTATTTTAATACTTTTACATACATTATTAATTATTAATTCTTTACTTTTCATAATTTTTGAATCATTGCCATCATTATCTCTAAATATAAAATATAATTTATATTTATTTCCAGGTGATATATCCAATGTTTCTAATAATATATTAGATTCATCTTCATTTACAATATTATCAGCATTATTAATTATATAAGTTATATCTTCGTATTTTTGAATAGATTCTACATTTATTTCTATACTTTCAAAATCATCATATTTTCTAGGAACTTCTTCTGTTTGAATCATACCAGTTTCTTCTAATTTTAGTAATTTATATTTAATATGTCCACTTTTATTTAATTTTATTATTTTTAATTCAATTATTGGTAAGTTATTATCATCTGGTTTAATCTTTATACTCCATTTTAAATGTAATTTATCAAATATAAAATTATATATTAAATAAGCAATAACTATAACACTCATTAATATTATAATAAATAAAGATATCATATTATATATAATATATATATTATTTTGGTTTAATTATATTCAGATAATGAGTTAAAAAAAATAAAACATATTTATCTTATTAATTTATCTTATTCATTAAATAATATAAAGATGAAGATGGAGTATCTGTATAAGCACTTATTTTTTCATTATCTTTAAATGTAAATATTTTATTATAAAAATTATATTTTTCTATTAATGAACAACATCTATTACAACAAAATTTAGTTTTTATGTTCCCCCGATTACCCCATTTCCAAACATATATTTTGTATTTATTTTTCTTATCATATTTTAAACAATATTTTATTGCTAATTCTTCAGCATGAATAGAACCTTTTCTACTATTATTAATTCCAAGTGCTTTTGATGAACCCATTTTAATTATTGTTTTTTTATTAGGGTCGAAATATCAAATAATATACTTCAACAGAATTTACTTCAGGACAAAACATATTTTCAGGATTTTTATTTTTACCATTCTTAAACTTAAGTGGTATACTTTCAATATTTTCTAATAGATCCATTCTACAAATTTTAAATTTAAATATTAATTTTTATTTAAAAAAATAAACTTCAAATTAATTAATAATAAATGAAAAAAACAAATAAAAAAAAGAAAACAAATATTCCAATAAAATTAAAAGAGGAAGTATGGTTAAAACATTTTGGAAAAATTTATGAACATAAATGTTTTATAGATTGGTGTACTAATACAATAAATGTATTTAATTTTGAAGCCGGGCATGATATTCCAGAAAGTAAGGGTGGGTCTATAGATATATTTAATTTATATCCAATTTGTTCTAAATGTAATAAATCAATGGGGAATAAATATACAATAATATCTCCAATAGATAATCTTGAAAATATGACAGGTATTTGGAATAATTTTCAAACAAGTCCTGAATTAGAAATGGAAGATATGGATATATGTTAAATATTTTTATCAAAAAAATATTTTAATTTAATATAAATCCAACACAAAAGTAATAGCAATTGTTTAATTAGTTCAAAAATTATCACTAATTAATAACTATAAATATTTCATTTTATCTTGTATTCTTCTTGCTAATTTACTATATTTTTTATCATCTTCTTTTCTCCATATTTTTTTTTCTTCTTTTGATATATTATCATCTTTATAATTGCTTATAAGATTCATTATTAAATCCCGTATTTGATAAGATATTCCGGTTTCTTTAAAAAATATTAAATTATTATCTTGTTTAGCAATAATTTTTTTATCATTTAAAATATAAGAATATGTCGGATATCTATTTTCAAGACATTTGAAATATTTTGTGATTATCTTTTCCCAATTTTCATAATGGTAATTATATGCTTCAATTCTTTCTTTCTTATTTTTTAAACCAATTATATAACAACATAATTGAGGTTCGTTTATTTTGGAGAGCAATAATAAATAAATCATTTGATCTTTCGTCAAGAATTGTTCCATTTACTTTTTAAAGAGATAATTAATTATATTTTTATATATAATATAATAATATAATGCCTAATATTAAAAAAAATGGTTATAAATCAAAAAAATCACGAAGAAAATCACGAAGAAAATCATTAAGAAAATCATTAAGAAAATCTATAAAAAAATTAAAAAAACAATATGGTGGAATAGACCCAAGAGATATAATTACAACTGAAAATCGTGATATGCATATAGGACGATTAGTACAAATTAAAATGAATCGACATAATACAGAAACTGATATATTTGGTAATTATTTTATCCGTGAATTAGTAGATAAAACATTTAAAATAATTGATAGTAATCCATTTAGACAATATGCGCTAGATGATGATTTTGTAGCATTAGAACCGATTCATGATTATAATAATTTTTTTGATATGAATGATGCTGACATATTAGTAGATATACCAAGTACTTTTTCAGCCACCGCACTTAGAGATAATGATCATATAGTGAAATTATTATCAGGTAGTGGTATATCAAATATATTTACTAGAGATAATATTAATAGAAGTACAGCAGCAAGACAAGATTTTGTAAGAAGAAAGGGATTAGCATTAACAGAACATCCAGCTGAAACAGCAGTAATACCATCACATTCTGTGAGAAGGGCAACAAATCCAATGCCATTTGATGCGAGTGTAATAATAAATACATTAGATGGTCCTATACAAGTAGAAGTACCGCCAAATGTAATGGAAGTTATTAGAAGTTTTATGTAAAATGCTCTTTTAATATATTTTTTTTATTTAAATTTGAATTTTATTAAATATTTTTTTAATAAAAATATTAAATAAACATTAAATAAATGAATCTTCAAAATATTAGAGATAAAATTATGATAGATATTAGAAATCAAATACCTGAAAATGTATGGTTAAAATTAGATTTAGATAAATTAACAATTGAAGATTTTCAATATATTAAAATTAAAAGTCCGTGTGTGTATAGAGATGATATACCTCCGTTAGAAAATTGGTATCAATTTGATTTTACTACTATAACAAATGAAGATGTAAAAATAATACATAGAGATTTCCCTGAATTATTTAAAAGATTAAAATTAGAATATAATGAATTAAAAAGAAGAATAGAATATGATAAAACATTAAATAATTATGGACCAAATAAGAAATAAATTATAATTACAATAATTTTCTATTTAATATTTTTTTTATTAATTTTTAATTTATTTATTAAGGACATTAATAATTTATATATTAGACATTTATTATAATATTTTAAATAAATTAAAATCAAAATCAATTAATAAATTTATCTAGATTCATCAATAAATGAATCTTCTGAACCCAATGAGCAGAACACCGCGTCGCCGCTGTTGAGCGTCACCTGGCCGCCGTATCCCTTGTTGCCCGCGGTGGTGCCTGTAGTGCATTGGTCAGGCGAAGCACAGCTGCCAGCCGCCGCCGAGCCCGTCGCGGCTGTACGGCGCGCCGCAGGTGCCTTTGGCCGCGCAGGCGGCCCGGAGGCGATTGCCTTGGTGGCGAGAGCCCGAGCTCCAGCTGAGGGTGTCGCCGGGCGCCAGCGTCGCGCCGACCGGGCAGTCCGAGCCTCTGTAGGTCCTTGTCGGCAGCGCGACGTGGTCGTAGGAATGCGTGTCGAACACGGCGCACGGTCCCAGCACGCCGGCGCCGGTCCCGCCGACGGCGATGGCGCACTCCTCGTTCTTCCCGTACCCCTCGGGCCGCCCGACGCAGCGGCCGCCCTCCGACACCGTGCACGGCCCGGAGGTGACGTTAAAGACCGGTCTCGGTCTCGCTGTACAAGTCGTACCATCACCATCATATCCATCATTACATGTGCATGTGAAGCCCCCGTCTGTATTCTCACAGGTAGCGTTCAGATTGCATGGATCCTCCGCACATTCATCAATATCTGTACAACATGTTCCTTCATCATCAGCTTGAGTACATACAACCCCTGTACATGATTCAGTTGAACCCTGATTTGTATATCCATCTGGACAAGTGTATGTATCACAAGTTGCAGCAACACATTCCCCATCACCAACAGCACAAGTGTGTGTGTTGATTTCAGTACACTCGTCCTCTCTTCCAGCGGGTGTTGATATCACAGTATCAGTTAATTCTTCTCCACAGCTTGTACAATTTACGGGATCAAGTCTAGTGTATGTGCAATTAACGTCCTCCGCCAGTGCCGCTTCCTCCGCCGTCGCGGTCGAACAGAACACCGCGTCGCCGCTGTTGAGCGTCGCCTGGTCGGTGTGTGCAGCCGCGGTGGTCCCCTCGACCCGCACCTGGTAGTCGCAGTCGGTGCTGCCGCTGGTCGTGCACATCCAGCCTACACCGCCGCCGAGGCTGCCGGAGATGTGCGTGAACTCCTGGCGGAACCAACCGCAGCGGTCCGCCACCGCGTGGTTGTCGGCCGCCGAGTACGCGCAGGACTTGTCCAGACATTCATCGCGGCTTTCAGCTGACCACGCACACCCTGCATCGCCCGAGAGGTCGGAGCCGGGCGTGGCGCGGCCGGCGGCGGCGCAGAGGCTGTGCTGCAGCTCCCAGCTCAGCGTCGTGGCCTCGCCCGTGTACGTCACCGCCTGCACAAGCGCGTCGTTGTAGTTGCTACGCATGACCATCCCCTCTGTCTCTGTAGCCGCTGGTTGTGGTGTAGCTGGTTCATGAGCATTGGGGCGACATAACTCGATATTACAATCATTGCCGAATGAATCCTTGCAAGATTCGTTCACGCCATCAAGAGGATTAAGTCCATGATCTACCAGATAAGTGGCCAATCTGGTTCTAGCTCTATTTCTCATATCACGAGTATTCTCCCCATCTTCGACGTCAAGTCCGAAACTCGCAAGGCGTTCGTTGGTGAATTCTAGAGTCCAACCTTTATTATCGACCTCAGCGGTGTACGTGCACCCTTCCGGACACGATGCCGCCAGCGCCTCCTCGCCCCACGGGATCTCGGTGAATGCGGCGGCGCAGTTGGGCGTGCCGGTGCACGAGGCCATCCGGCTTTGCGCCTGATTACCGTATATTGCGCTGGCGGATTCTTCTGTTATTTTATCGTAATCCCATGCGACCGCTTGCGGTTCCGAACACTGGGTGCCTTCCCAGTCATCACACCCCCAATTTAACATATCAGTCCACGTGTCATCATCATCGCCTCGCACTGCGTCGGGTTGACCGCATGCGTATGGGCATTTCTTCTTGATAATATCTGTAATAGAATCTACCGGGCCCGTATAGGTGCATGATGTTGAGTAACATCTATTCGGGTCACAATCATCCCCTGATGAATTCTTACACGAGGCGGCCCTTCCGTCAAGTCGGCTGGTGCCACCGAGAACATCTGATAGTTTTTGATTGGCGATATTGATCGGGATAGGGGTGCCAAACCCCACTCTGCCACCCAATGCCCCTGAAGCGCCCGGCCCCCACTGTGACAAGAGAACGTGTTCCCAAGGCAGCTCGTTGCCGGCGTCGACGAATGCCCTGCATTCGTCCGTGAGGCGCCGCATTTGCGAGGGGCCGCCCTGCGAGTGGACTATCTGAGCGCTTATCTCAGTTCCGCCGTCGATCATGGGAAGCATCCAACCGCACTTTTCCTTCCAGAATTCTATACCATCATCGGTCCTGGACCAGCTTTCATACTCCGCTATGACCTCATTTTCAAAATCCAATTGATTCCATGTCCCCCCCAAATCTATGATACGCTTACTGATAAAATCTATATTCGTCCAAGGCTCCTCTTCACTATCCCCACGCCCAAGATCTAGATCCGTACAATTGTTATCTCCGATGTTATCTCCGATTAGTTCTACGCAGCTATTATTATTCATATCTCTCCAATCATTTTCCTCTTGCTCAGCGGTGTCGCTAAGACCGCATGCGTGTGGGCAGTTCTTCTGGATAATATCTATAATAGAATCTACTGGACCCGTATAGGTGCATGAGTCGTGAAGCTCCTCATCTGTACAGCTTGTATCAGCACCAGTTGGATCATCACCAGCAGCATTTGTTGATCCCCCAGGACATGCTGTACATTCATGACTTGAAACATATTCATTTTCAGCACAATCAACGTCCTCCGCCAGTGCCGCTTCCTCCGCCGTCGCGGTCGAACAGAACACCGCGTCGCCGCTGTTGAGCGTCACCTGTCTGATGTTCCCGCAGTCCGTGCAAACACCTCCGTCGTCGACCCGCACCTGGGACCAGCATTCTTCCCCTCCGTCCTTCCATGTGCCCGCGCACATGTAGCCCATGCCGCCGCCGAGGCTGCCGGAGACGTGCGTGAAACTCTGAAAGGGCCAGGGGCAGCGAGGCGCCACCACGTGGTTGTCCGCCGCCGAGTACGCGCAGTACTTGTCCAGGTAGGTCTCGGGCTGAGCGCGCATGTAGTCTTCCTGCAGATCGTCCCACGAGATGTCGGAGCCGGGCGTGGCCCTGCCAGCGGCGGCGCAGAGGCTGTGCTGCAGCTCCCACGTCAGCGTCGTGGACTCGCCCGTGTACGTCACCGCCTGCACAAGCGCGTCGTTGTAGTTGCTACGCAAGACCATCCCCCCTGTCTCTGTAGCCGCTGGTGGTGGTTGCGGTTGCGCCGGTGGTGGTGGTGGTTGCGGTTGCGCTGGTGGTGGTGGTTGCGGTTGCGCTGGTGGTGGTGGTTGCGGTTGCGCCGGTG